CAAATACTGATCAGCACTTGGTTGTCCATCAGTATTTAAATAATATCCTGGATATTGAATCAAACCATTAAGAAATATAGCATTAGCTTTAGCTTGCCCATTACCATAATAAAATGGCGGTTCTGTTATACTGATTGTGACAGAGCTTCCCACAATCGAAAGAGGTTGGTTTATATCAATAGAACCATTATAATTGTATATTCTGAGTTTACCGTCTTTCGCCAAATCAGAAGTTACAGTTGATCCAGAATAAGCCAGATTTGCAGAAAAAGTTTTTGATGAAAACGAAGAACCCTGGTAAAAAATAACATTATCTGTTAGTGGCGGTTCTAATTGAGAAATTTGGGTTCCAGTTAAATTGGTTTGAATGTCTGCGACTCTCACTGAGACATTAGGTGTTGATATGTAATTGAATCCTCTATTATCAATCCAAAAACTTTCAATTCTCCCAAGAGTGTCAACAACATTCACGAAAGCGTTCGCTATTTTAAAATTAGAAGAACCAGCACCGCCAAAAAATACAACAGGATCTCCAGGATATATTAAATTACCAAAGGAATCATATGTCTTTCCGATATATCCATTTCCTTGATATTTTGGATTGATCGCAATCTCGGATATTGAGGAAATTATTTGTTCAGAAAATACGAATGGTTGATTGTTTGATGGGTATGTTCCACTGACAACTATATTATCTTTTGGATTAAAGTTTCCAACTATATTGGAAACATAAAGTTCAACTATATCAATTCCAAGATCAACATCTAATGTGGTTACTGCAGATTCAATCGTACAAGTTGCATACGAGTTTGATCCGTGCGCTTCTCTACTATTTAAAAGAGTAAGATCAAAATTATAATATTCTGGACTCAAAACTAATCTCAAAGACTGTGGTATTTGCCATTTGCCATCTGAAGCTTTTAATATGTTATCTTTTGGATAGTAAACCTCTACATCCTTTTCGTATAAAACTCTGAATAAGAATTTTACTGATTCTTCGCTACCCTTTGTGCTGTAAAACTGGCGTGCAGTTTTAATCATCTTTGCTTCATTTAGAGCAATTTCTGGCGGAAAATTAGGTAAAAAATCATTGATAAAATATTGTATAAACTCATCAGTAGTTTTATCAATATCTTTATAATTCAATAAATTCTTAGTGTGATATAAAACTGCTCCAGAGTTTGCTTGTTCCATCCATTTATAGTATGCTTTCAAGAAAGCATCAAAATTTGGATTATTGGCTACAATAAATCCAGGAAGCTGTGAATCTATTAAATTACTAGTTGCTTCATATAATATTGCATTTGAATTGGAAGTTAAAAGAGTCATTTTATTATGATGATACTTTAGTTAAATTTATAGTTAATGCTTTAGGATTAGTTGGATCGTATGTGATAATTATATTATTATTTGATGAGAAATTATCACTTACGGGTTCAGCAAATACACTAAGAATTCCAATATCATTTCCTATTGATGTTGCATAGAAGTTCTGCAAAGTTACTATTCCATTATTATAATCAATAGTTCCTGCATTCGGGTTGATTATCTGTTTAACGTGATTGCTATCGAAATAATAAGTTCTGAGTGTTCCGTATAATTGTCCTAGAACTGGAGTTATTTGTGCACCAGTACCACCCCCAGTAGTTAGTGTCTCGCTTCCACTATTTGGATCCACGAAAGCCGCAGTCGTATAGTTTTCTCCCGACTTATCGATCACAACAGAAGCTACTTGACCATTAACTATAACAGCATAAGCGTTCGCACCAACACCATCACCATCAATAGCTATTGAGGGTGCAGAGGTATATCCAGAACCAGGATTAGTGATAATATACCCATCAATTCCACTAAATGAATATGGAGTTTCTTCAATATAACACTGACGATCGTTTCCGTGCGAGTCTTGTGATATGAAATATGGAGAAGTATAAACTCTATCATTAGTGATTCCACGGTGTAGAGGGGTTCCATAATTTATGGTATATGTTTCAAGTTTATTTAATGTTGGTGTTATTTGTTTTTCAATATAAAGAGAAACTGAGCTGGATTGTATTGATGGGTCAGTTGCGTCAATTGTCGCTAAGAATTTAGAAAATGCAAAACTCGCATTAAACTTATTCAAATAATTTGCAACAAAAGTATTGACTGAAGAACCAACCGCAGACTGTAACTGAGTTGAAGTTAATACAGTTTTGGTTGTATCATAATTCACATTAATTGTGAAATTCAAGAAATTATAATCTGGTTGTACAAATACTGGAGTAACAGTTAACACGCTTATTGGTCTAATTATATCATTAATTAAGTAATTCTGTTCGGCAGCAGTCACCACAAATCCATTTTTAGGTTTAGCTGATACGAATACTTTACCATAAATTGGTGGAACTAATTCTTCACCGCCCCAAACAGTCACAGCATCAAAATAAGGATATCTTTTATTAATTTGTGAAATATAATCATTTTTAGTAACGATTCTATTTTGTGCAACAAAAGATAATGGAGCAGCAAACTTAATGCTATTGGCGTCTTCGATCGGGGAACCGCCAGCAGAAGGAACAGTCGTTGTGACTGTAGAAGATGTTATACTTAATGGAAGAGCAGTCTGTAGACTAAAATTCTGTAATCCATTCGCAGCATCAGCATCAGTTATCAAATAACTCACTTTAATAATATTCTGGTCCTGCAAGCTTGTGCCTATTATTCCATCTCCGAAATAAATCACATAGCTTTGATTTGCGTCCTCATTTATGAAATAAACATTAGAATTTGCGGTAACTTGGGTTGCATCTTGAGCTAGAGTGAATACATTATATGATGGATTCGATGTTGATGTTTGTACGACAACTTGGAGTGTTGATATATCAATTCCTTGATCAACTAAGCTAAATGATTGGGTTGGATTAGAAGAAGCAGTGTATATGAATGATTTAACAACTGGGGTTCCTTCTTTAACTTGGACGCTATTGAATGTGAAAGAAGTCCCATTGTTCGCAACATAACCAGTGTCGTCAATAGTATAAAAAGAATAAGAACTTCCATTAGCACTCTGAGTTGCGAACTGAGTAAATCTTGGAAGATTGAGTGATATTGTTGAATCTGAGATTTCTTTCTGAATAACAACATCCAAAAATGCTTGGGATGCTGTCGCAGATGTTGGGGTATATCCCAACAATTTTGCATGAGAAACTATATTTTGTCTAAGAATCGCAGAGTCCAAAAACATCTCACTGGCGACCATATTCATATAAAATGCATTATAAAATGTATTATATGATAGCACATCAAGCAGAATATTTATGGCAGAACCTTGAAAGTTATAATCTTGAAATTGTGATTGGCTCTGCAAGAACGTAATGAAGTTCTGTTTGATTGTATCGAAATCTAGACTGGTTATTTGTAGCTGTGAATTGGTTGCCATCTTACCTTAGCCTTTGCAAAAATGTAGTTATCGATAGAGGTGAATCAACATTCAAAACATAAAACTGTATTTCTACATCATAACCATTTAAATCATAATTAGCCTGAACATAAACACCAATAACACGAACTCTTGTTTCAAAATTTGAAATAAGATTTGTTATTTCTGATTGCAGTGAATTCATTGTAACTGGATCTAGTTGTTCAAACAAAAGTGCCCTAATATTTGAACCTATTTCTGGGTGAAATGGTTTCTCATAGAAGTTTAATTGAACTAAATTCATTAAAGATTGTACAACTGAATTTGTTCCAACAACCTTCAATAAATCCCCTGTAATTGGGTTGGTTACAAAGTTTACGTTTATGTCACTATAAACTCTTGTTACATTTGACTGAATTTGTTGCGGCTGTTGATACATTAGCTTTATTTCTTTGGTTTATTTGAATATTTAGTTAATTATTACCAATTGGATTATCGTTTTTCTTAGCTCTAGGTGCAGGGGAACTCAGATTCACGGTTTTTCCTGGAGTAGCTAATCCTGCTGGAGTTCCAGAATTTAGACCAATATCAGCAGCAGTAACATCAAAGCTATCAGTAGCACTCACTTCTATCTGCCCAACTTCTGTTGTGAGATATATGCTTCCAGTTGCTGAATCAAGATTAAAATCGCCAGCAGGAGAGAAATATTGATTTCCTCCTGTGATAAGAGTTGCATCTTGGGCTATGTCAATATTAAGAGACTTAGCTTTAATATTAAGAGCTTCTCCCACTGACAGATTCATTGTTCCGCTGACAGCAACATTCATATCATTTCCACCCTCAATCCAGATATCTCCATTCGCCTTAATAAAGACATCTGAATCTACTGCAACTACGACATGACCCATAACATGGATAAAGTCATCAGCAAAAACAACCTTATAATTATTTTTAACAACTTCCTCAATCTTAGAACCTGTTGGGTAGTATTCGGTAAAGGTTCCAGTTCGGTGGGATATGGTTATTCTTTCTTTTCCCTGCGTATCTTCAAATTCCAAAGAATGTCCAGATTCCGTGGCTAGTGCTTGATTGTACGGATAAACTGGAGAGTAAATTGGTTTAGGTTCTTGGAAAGTGACTTTGTTTGCTGATGTTATTTTCGGATAGCTCTCATTCAATCGAGACTGCATAACATCAGTTGGCAATAGCGCGCCACGGGTTAATCCAGTTATTGAATTATTCCCAAGATCCGTAGCTCGTGGATATCTTAAAGAAGAAACCACTGATGGATTGGTAGTATCTAATTCTTTTATTTTAACTCCACTTCCATCACTCACATAGGTTCTTGCAGCAGGAACTTTTGGTGCTGCTGCAATAACATTGTTTGCTCTTAGGTCGTGATACCCCGTTCCCGTGCTTGGGGGATTGGTTTCAATCCCAGGAATAATTCCAATCATAATTGGCATCTGACGACTATTTCCGTCAGCAAAGAACCCAAAGACAACATCAGTTTCTTTGGGTGTACTGAATGTGTGATTATTTAAAGAATGCGCTGGAGTTGCCCAGGGCAGATCCGCAGAAGGAATATCGGTGAGAGAATCTGAATGATATCCAAAGAAACGAACCTGGCATCT